GTCATACTCAGCTTGCCACTCATTTGTGCTTTTATACCTAGCATGGTTCCTTACGTGCAGGAAGGTTTTAACGTGCTAGCTACTATGCCTGATTACTACAAAGTATTTCTAGGTGGTGCAATATCAGCTAGCTTTGGCATCAAGACTTTATCTACATGGGGTAAGAAGTAGTGGCTAACGGCTTCTCATCTTTTGCTTACAGTGACCCTTTTGCAGACGAGGCTTCCCTAAGTCTTTTAGGAGGGAGGATACTTGACGATTCTGAAGAAGACACTGAGCAGGAAGAAGGTGGCCCACCTAAGCTAACTACAGCACAGCTAGCTACACTACGAGAGCTAGTAAAGAATATGCCTCGCTTCTATGGGGCAGACGAGTCAGGAATGACTGCTGCAGGATCTACTGATCCTAGTGGTATGGAAGGTGCTGATGTAGAAGCTGCCTACACTAACTACTTTGAGGAACTAAAAGCATATAACGCTACGATCAATCAGTTTCTAGAAGATGAAGGTATACCTAGGTTTTACAAAGATGACAAAGGTAGAACTCTTTTTTTAAACATAGGTGATGCTGGGCAACCTAGTTCTTTTACGGATATGTACCATTCAGGTGTGTATGATCCTCAGCAAACTGCTGGTAACTATATGCAGGAGGGAGCAGTAGGTGAGTACGGAACTATATTTGATAAAACTGGGTCAGGTATTGAAGTTACCGATATAGCGTTAGGAATAATAGCTGCAGGTCTTCCCATACCTATTCCGGGTGCAGGAGAACTTGCAGGTGGAAGTTTAATATATCAAACAGGAACCGATGAAGACCCTGCTGACGATTACTTATCTGGTGAAGGAATAAACCCTTATCTTGCTTACTTAACAGGTAAAGGTTTATCTCAACAAGAAGAAGAGGAAGAGGAAGACACAACGACAGTAGACGCTACTCAGGGTTTTTTAAATACTCTCAATACTGCTGAAGAAGCCTTGCAAAATGCAGACGATGAAGTAACTACTGCTACTGAAGCTCTTCAGGAAAGCAATGAAAGCTATGACGAGGCTATAGAAAGATATCAAGAGTCTATCGATTACTATAAAAGAAACTATGGTTTCCGGGCTAAAAATTTTGCTGGTTACAAAAGAGCTGAAAAACTAAAGAAACAAGCTGAAATAGACAAACAAACCGAAGCTACTAAGCTCCGACAAACTATAGCTGCTGCTATAACGGAACGCGATAACGCTAGAAAAGCAGCTTCTTATGCTGAAAGAGAATACAATGAATCTGTAAAACTAAAACAAGCGGCAGATCAAAGGCAAGCTGAGCAAGATTCTAGAGACAGAATCATGCAAGTAAAAGCTGCTCAATCATACATAGAGGAGTTAAGACAGGCTCAGATAACTGCAACTGAAAATACTATTAAATCAAATTTACCTGCTTATGCTAGTTCTGAAGAAGAAATAGTAGATAAACTTGGAGAAAGGCTTTATCAATCAGGAATGTCTTTAGAACAGTTTATTGAAGCAGCTTATGATATTGCTTTTGCAGGGCTAAGGCCAGATCAAATATCTAATGCACAAAGGCAGAAAGTTAGAGACATAGCTTCAAGTGCTTATGAAAGAGTTCCGAAAACAACAATAGTAGACGTAACTGAAGTTACTGACGATCCTGTATCTGAAATAATAGCTGATGCTGATTCCAGTATTACAGAAGTAGAACCAACACCAGAAACTACATTAGAAGATACGACAGAACCTACTGAAACTACTGTTGCATTTGAAGATTTTGAAGAACCTGAGTTTGAATTAGATATTGAAGATCCTTTTATTACCGAACCTACTGAAAGTTTATTAGAGTCTACTGCTTCTAGTGATCCTTCAACTGAAGTTACGGAAGTTACAATAGACGAAGATCCTTTATTAGCTTCTACAGAAGAATTAGAAGTAGAGCCTGTTGAAGTAGAAGAGCCTGAAACAGAAGTAGCTGAAACAACTACTTCTTCTATACCTACAGTTTTAGAAATTTTGTCTGGTACCTCAGGCTCAGTAGGAGGATTAGGAGGCTCTACCGGCGGTGCAGGAATGTTAGGAGGCAGTCCAGAAGAAGGAACTGTTGGCACTACTACAGAAGATATTGTTTCTGGATTAGAAGATTCTTCAGTAGATTCTGTAGGAACAACCACGACAACTGGAGATACAGGTGTTGGGTCAGGAACAGAAACAATAGGAACAGACGTAACTGAAGGCATAGGAACTACTACAGGAACAGGTGTTTCTGAAGTAGGTGCTACTACAGGTACAGGAACAGGAGCAGGAGTAGGAGCAGGTGCTGGTGCTGGCACAGGAGTAGGAACTACGGCTGGTGTAGAAACAGGAGCCGGTGTTGGAACTGGAACAGGTGTTGCTACAGGCACAGGAGAAACTTCAGTTCCTATGGCTGAAACAGGTACAGGAACTACTGTTGAAACGACAGAAGAAACTGACTTTAGCGATATTGGAGAAGAAGCTGAAGAAAGTATTTTTGAGGATACTACTGGAGAAACGGTAGAGGAAGTACTAGAAGAAGCTGAAGAAGTTCTAGAAAGAACAGAAGAAGAAGAAACAACTGAAGCAGAAGAAACTCAAGCTACAGGTGAGGAAGCAGCAGCTTCTGGTGAAGGTGAAGCAACAGGTGAAGGCACTGGCACAGGGCAAGGTTCTGGAGCAGGAGAAGGCCTTGGAGCAGGTTTAGGTGCTGGGTTGGGGTTAGGCCTAGGTATAGGCTTACTAAGGCCCGGAGGAGTCACACAGTCGCTATTTGAGAACTTTGAGTTTACACCTACATACCAAGCTCCAGAGTTACTAGACCCACTACCACAAGTAGAGACTCCTAACTTTTTACAAGGATTATTTAGGGACGTAGCATGAGCACAACATATTTAACTTTAGTAAACAGTGCTCTAAGAAGACTTAGGGAAGACGAGGTATCGGGGGTAGCTAACACAGCTTACTCAAAGATGGTAGGAGACTTTGTAAACGATGCGAAGACTACTGTAGAAAACTCACATGATTGGTCAGAGCTACGAAGCACTGTAGTAGTATCTACTTCCAGTGGTACTAACGAGTACACAATTACAGGAAGTGGAGACAGAATCAAACTGTACAGTGTTCTTAATGACACCTCTAACTTTTTCTTACGGTACGAGAATCCTACGTGGTTTGCTAACGCAGAGTACAACTCTGACACAGTTAGCGGATCTCCTGAAAAGTACACATTCTCAGGTGTAGATGGGTCTAACAACAGTAAAGTAAAATTATACCCTACTCCTGACGCTACTTACTCATTACGCTTTGATGTACTGATTAGACCGGGAGACTTGTCTGCTGACTCAGATACAATAGTAATACCTGAGAAACCAATAGTACATTTAGCCGTAGCTTTGTTAGCTAGGGAACGTGGAGAAACAGGAGGTACGACAGCACAGGACTACTTTGCTTTAGCTGACACTGCTTTGTCGGATGCTATTGCACATGACGCATATAAGAATCCTGAAGAGTATATTTACAGACCTGTATAATGGCACAGCAACGACAAGTAATATACATAGGTGCTCCGGGTTTCAGAGGACTGAATACTCAGGACTCACCTGTCAATCAGGATCCGTCCTTTGCATCCATAGCGGAAAACGCTATAATAGATAAGTTCGGTAGGATTGGTGCTAGGAAAGGTATAAACAAAGTAACTAGCTCTTTGACAGCCTTAGGGTCTAGCATAGGCACTGAAAGCGTAAAAGAGTTTATAGCTTTAGACGGCGGTAAGAAAGTATACTCCGCTGGTAACAATAAGATATTTAGTGGTACTACCTCGCTAACTGATGAAACTCCGGGTGGTTACACAATATCTGCAAACAACTGGAAGATGGTCAACTTTAATGACCATATGTACTTTTTCCAGACAGGCCATGCTCCGTTAATATATCAGGACGGAGGCACGTTAGAGACTATAGCTAGTCACTCAGGAGCGTCAGGTACACCACCAAACGCTAATGAAGCTATAGCAGGGTTTGGTAGGATATGGGCTGCTGATGTAAGTGGAGACAGGAATACACTGTTCTTCTCTGATACGCTAGACGGCACTGATTGGAACTCAGGCACGTCAGGTAGCCTAGACGTTAAAACTGTATGGCCTACAGGTTTTGACGAGATTGTAGCACTAGCTACACACAATAATTTTTTAGTTGTTTTCGGTAAGAAATCGATACTGCTGTACTCAGGTGCGAGTGCTCCAGCATCGATGACCCTAGCAGACAGCATAACAAACATAGGCTGCATAGCTAGAGACAGTGTACAGAACACAGGAACAGACGTAATCTTTTTGTCTGACTCAGGAGTTAGAAGCTTAGGTAGAACAATACAGGAAAAGTCAGCACCGATAGGAGACATATCTAAAAACGTCAGGGACGAGTTGATGTCTGACGTAAACACTGAGACACTTAACATAAAATCAGTGTTTAGTCCAGAGGAGGCTTTCTATCTTTTGTTCTTACCTACTACGTCTAAAGTGTACTGCTTTGATATGCGAGGTACACTGGAGGACGGTAGCCATAGGGTAACTACATGGCCTAACACTAAGATACTGTGTGCAGACAGGATAGATGACGGTACATTACATTTTGGTTCTGCAAAGGGCATAGGTAAGTACAGCGACTTTTTGGATGACGCAACGCCTTATGTTATGAAGTACTATACAAATCCGTTATCTTACGGAGATGCTTCAAGACTAAAGATGTTGAAAGAAATAGATTTTACAGTAATCGGAGGCCAGAATACTTCTGTAGTTGTTAACTGGGGTTATGATTATAAGGAAGCGTACACAAAACAGACAGCAACATTGTCTGACGCTAAGATAGCGGAGTACGGCGTTTCAGAATATAACGTAGCAGACTCAGAATACAGTGCATCAATTATTATTGATAGTGCACAAATTAAAGCAACAGGAACAGGTAAAGTAGCTACCATAGGTATAGACGCAACAATAAATGGGAAGTCTTTATCAATACAGGAGTTAAAGACAGAA